ATGAGTGCGATATGCGGTATCTTTAACACAGACGGCAGTCCGCTGGCGAACAACGTCCTGCAAGGGATGACGGCTTCCCTTTCCCACCGCGGACCGGATGGAAACGGTACATGGCAGGACGGGCCTGCCGGTCTTGGCCAGCAGTTATTTTGTATTACGCCCGAATCCCTGGGCGAGAAACTGCCGTACTGTGAGCCTGCCTCCGGCCTGGCCATCACAGCTGATGCGCGGCTTGACAACCGGGAGGAGCTGTGTGCCAAACTGAATATTCCCCTTGACCAACAGCCGGGAATACCCGACAGTATGCTGATTCTGAAAAGTTATGAAAAATGGGGCAAAGAGTGTCCCAAGCAACTGCTGGGGGAGTTTGTCTTTGTTATTTGGGATGAGAAGCGGCGGGAAATGGTCTGTGTGACTGACCATATGTGCAATAAGCCGCTGTATTATCATTTCCGGCCTTCCCGCTGTTTTGCCTTTGCCACGGAAATACGGGCTATCCATACCATTCCGGGAATTGACCGCCGGCCCAATCTGCGGAAGCTGGCCACCCTTTCCCTATTTGGTGTTGAGAGAGAAAGCACCTACTTTGAAGGAATTTTCCTGATGCCCGGTGCCACCGTGATGACCATAACAGCCAACGGCATTCATAAAACCGAGTACTGGGAGCCTGACTATGATAACAGGCTCAATCTAAAAACCGAAGCCGAATATGTCGAAGCTTTCCGCGACGTATTTTTCCAGGCTGTAGCCGCCAGGCTGCGCAGTGCTTTTCCCGTGGCGTCGTTGTTCAGCGGCGGACTTGATTCATCAGCGATTACCGGTACTGCTGCCAGGTTACTGGCCGGAGAGGGACGCTCCTTAACCGCCTTTTCAGCAGTGCTGCCAGATAGCTATGGCGGCAATGTCCGGGACGAGCGCGAATATATTGATCTCCTGCAGGGGCGCCCTGCGTTGTCTATCGAATATATCAGCGACGCCTGGCGCGGGCCTTTTGATGATCTGGAACGCCTGATCTGGTCTGGCGAGAAACCGGTCTATACGTCCAGGCATTATCTATATACCGCTTTTGCTGCGGCGGCGGCCAGCAAAGGAGTCAGAGTGATTTTGGACGGTGTGGGCGGCGAAATGGGGCCAACCTTTCATGGTTATGGCTACTATGCCGAGCTTTTCCGTAAGGGCCAGTGGCCGTCCCTGCTGCGGGAGGTAGTGGCCAGAGGGCGGGTGGAACAACGCGGCTGCCTGGGGTTGATTAAGTCGGAGGTACTGTGGCCGCTGCTGCCGGGCTGGTGGCTCAGGCGGTATAAGCCCCGATTTGATCTAGTGATGGTAGGGCAGGGGACGGTACTCAGGCCGGACTTTGTCAGGCAGCAACTGGACCACAAGACTATGCGGGAATATCAATTGTTGTCATATACCCTGGGGGAGGTTTTGCCGGATCACCGGAAGAATCAAGTGAAGAGCATCAACTTTGTGCGACAGGCTAGAACAGGCCTGGCTTTTTCCGGCTATGAAAAAGTGGCATTGAGTATGCCTTTTTTAGATAAACGAGTCATTGAATTCTGCCTGGCCCTACCCGGAACTATGAAGGTAAACAATGGCTATAAGCGGTATATGATCCGGGCCGGAATGGCGGGAATTTTACCTGACGCCATTCGCTTCCGCACAACCAAGGAGCCGTTTTCCGTGGATTATCATGACCGCTACAACTGGCAAAGAGGCAAAGTGCAAGCGCTGCTGCAGGCTATGGTCAAGACGCCTTTAGCACAGGAAATCGTTGATACGGACAGGCTGGAGAGCATGCTTAAGTACTCCATGCAGACTAACCGCTGCAGCACACCGGACGAATTTTCTGCCATGCATATGGTTCCGCAGGGGGTTTTTCTGCTGGCCTTTCTAAATACTTTTAAATAAGAAACATATCAAAGCAAAGGAGACACTGATGAGCGGCATCATTTGGTTAGCTTCCTATCCTAAATCCGGCAACACCTGGTTGCGGATTTTTCTTTCTAATCTGCTGGCTGCCGGTAATTCACCTGTGCATATCAATTCTCTATATACTAATCTGACATCTTACAATCGATATTTCTTCGATGATATTACCGGACTGGACTCCAGTGACCTGACTGTTGCGGAGGTTGACTGCTTGCGCCCGGCGGTATACAGATTTCTGGCAGCCAATTCGCCGGAACCGGTTTTTATAAAGTGTCATGATGCTTACACCTACTTGCCTGGCGGGCAACCGCTTTTTCCGCCTGAGGTTTCCAAAGCCATTTATATTATCCGTAATCCGCTGGATGTAGCTGTTTCTTTCTCTTTTCATCTGATGAAAAGTATTGACAAAATTGTTAGGATAATGGGCAGAACGGACAGTTTCCTGAGCATATCAGCCGCGTCGGGTGCGACAGTTTTACATCAGCGCCTTCTGGACTGGAGCACCAACGTGGCAAGCTGGGTTGATGCGCCGGAAATGGCGGTGCATGTGGTACGATATGAGGACATGAAGGCTAAGCCTTTGGAAACATTTACAGAACTGGCGCGGTTTGCTGGCCTGCCCTGGGATGCAGAAAGCATTGACCAGGCCGTGAAGTTTTCCGATTTCAAGTTATTGCAAAGACAGGAGCAACAGGGCGGTTTTGTAGAAGTGCAATCAAGCCACAGCGCTTTTTTTCGGGAAGGCCGAAGCGGCGGCTGGCGCGATTCCCTGACGCCGGGACAGATAGAGCAAGTCATTCGTGACCATCACAGAGTTATGCGACGTTTCGGTTATCTGGATGAAGATGGCCGGGTGTCAGGATAATACTTCCATGTTGGTTGAAGGGAGGTGATGAAATGGAAGAGAAAGAGGTTTGGCATGCTCCGGTTTTGAGACAGCTCTCAGTGGCTGATAAAACAGAAAACGATGTCGGTCTTGGCGGCGATGGGGGCGGATCTAGTTCCCTTTCTTAAGGTCAAGCAATCCAGGCATACATGTAAGAGGGGATCCCTCTTGCATGTAAACCTGGAAGCAGTATGCGACTGCGATTTTCTGTTATCATAAAATTACGACAACCGGAAGGAACGAGTATGAACACGCTTCTCGCTTATATTCAAGAACTGTATGCCTTCAGTAGGAGGAAGCTTCTTGTCAACCTTGCGCTGATGGTTTTCCTTGGCCTTATCGAAGGGGGCGGCGTGTTCTTGCTCATTCCCTTGCTTGGTCTGGCTGGTCTATTGATATTAGAGAGGCTAGAGGCAAGGATCCCATGGCTATGACAGGACGAATCATTACCCGGGCGGCAGAGCGTTTATCAAAGCTGTAGCTATCATTGCTGTAGCATCGAGGGTAGCATCAAAGAGACGGTTCAAAAACACTGAAAACCCCCTGTTTTAAGCAGTGATTTCAAACCGTCTCTGAGATGCCTCTGTCCAGATAGGGACAGTATGCAGGAAGGACCGCTATTGAATATAGTATCAAAATCTTGAGGGCAATGAGGGCGGAACTCATTGCCCTTTTCTGCACCGCTATACACGATACGGAGAACCGTATCGTGCGACCCGTTCCTTCGAAACTTAAGTGGCAAAAGCCACTCATTGGGATGGAGGGGAGGCGGGAGTGGGGAAACTTGCGGCTCTGACGTTTACGCAAAACAAGTATCAGGAATGGAATAACTTTCAAGGGTTCTCCGGGTAAATATAACTAGCCGGAGTAGGTAGTCAGCCGTATACCGCTTGAAAGAGGGATGGGCTAAGAAGCAAAGGCTACCGGGAAAGCCGGTGGATAGGCTGACGTAGCCCCGGTAATCTGGAAGGTAAAGTTTGAGTAGAAGTCAACAAGTTATGAACACGGCATCAAATGTAGAGTCTCACAGAAAATAAGAGAAACCGGGAATACCCGGGATTGATAGAAAATGACCGGGATACCCAGTAATGGTAAGGGTTACAGGGACCTGGAAAAAAATAATTGATTTATATAAAATCTCACGTTTTTTGCGAGAAACTAGACCGCAGAAAACGTTTTTTCTTTATGTCCATATGTACAAGACAGTGTTATAACAGAATTCAGAGTGCTGTTATAACACTTAAAACTATTGATATTACAGCGTTACAGGCTGTTATTGATGTAGGCTTGTAGTATTGAATTTGGTGTTCAACAGAGGTTTTAAGACTGAAAAGCCTTGTTTAGGTTCGCAAGTAGAGGTTCGCAAGTTTGCAAGTTCGCAAGTAATGGCCATAAGGTTAGTGTTTATAAGGATTTAGAGACATTTTGAAATAGTAAAAGGAAAATTGATTTCCAGTTGTAATTTTGTATAGGAATCGGTTGTAAAAAGAAAATTTATACATATTTCAGTAGACATAGTCCTGTGGGTAACCTGATAAGGTTATCCACAGGCTTCTTTGTTTTTGTAGCGGGCGCGGCAAGCTAGAGATTAAGATTCAGATAAACATCGTCCAATTCGTCCTTGGTTATACCGATATAGGCTAATGTGACGCCTGGCGAGGAATGATTGAGCAGTTTTTGAATACGGGTAATGTCATAGCCTTGCTTGAATGCCCAGTACCCGAAGGTTTTTCGTAGCGTGTGCGTTCCGATCCGGCCGGGGATGCCAATTGCCTGGGCCGCTTCGGAGAGGATACGCCATGCCTGCACGCGATCCAGGGGGCCGTGCCCGATCCGCGAGGGAAAGAGCCATTCCTTTGGACTAACTGCAGCGAGATATTCCTCAAATACTTTCTGAGCAGCGGAGGCAAGCGGGAAATCTTTGGTTTTCCCAGTCTTTTTTTCTATGATTTCGATACGGGATTTAATTTTCCTCTTTCCGTTCTTTCCCTCAGTCACGTCTGCAACTTTCAACGCCAGTAAATCAGACACTCGCAGACCACTGTTAATGCCAAGGCAAAAAAGAGCATAGTCCCGTAGGTTCTTTCCTTTAAGATAGGTTTTCATGGCTTCAATTTTGGCGCGGTCGCGGATGGGTTCGACAAGATTCATGGTCAAAACTCCTTCCAAATTTATCTTAACACAACTAAGTATATATTATAATTATGTTTCATTCAATAGTAATGTAAATGCCCGCCGGTCTGGACGAAAGGCTGTAAAGCCAGATGAGACAAGGGCGGGCAGTGTTTTTGCGAATGAAACACAATGTAATTGTGTTTCATTTAATTGGAAGAGGTGCGACCCCCATATCAGATAAAAGAGAATGCAAGATATCGTCAGTCAAAGGCCAATTTCTTTGAAGTACAGTATTCCTATGCGCAATAAGATAATAAACTAGCAGTACGGCAGGCTGTCGGTAAATCCAGGATATTTCTATTTTTCTAAGTATAATAGTGTTAAATTGTACTTTGTTCTGTTGAAGGTATGTAGCAACATCCTGAACGGAGGTATCCTTCAATATGGGGATTAATTGATCTATTAAAAAGGTATTTGCATGGGTATCAAATTCAACGCCCTGCTGCCAAGTGTAATAGTGTGCACATATATCAGTCCATTGTCGATGTGTTTGACTTTGTTTATCTATTTCCTGCATGGCGTCTAGAAAAAAATGATCCGCCGATTCTACTAAAGCCATGCTGCGTGCCATGAAGCGTTTTACCAGCGGATCAGCCTTGACTTGGGGTTTATAAATGGTGTCATGGGACATTTCAGCATAAGCATGTTGTAATAGAGTTCGAATTTGAATCTCACAAGGTACACCAGGCGGAATAGTTACGCCAAGATATTCAGTTTCTTTTAAGTTGAATACTACATAATGAAGAGATTCGTAAGTGAAGTGTTCAGGCGACTCCTTGCGTTGTTCCTCATAGTCTTTATCTTTTGATGCACGCCAAAGATTACCGTTAAAGGATTCAATAATTTCACCAATTTTTGCTGTATCAATTGTAAGAAGTACAACAAAGCGAATGCCAACTTTATCGGTAATATCGTCATAAGGAGAGGAGTAATTTTTATTGCGATGAAAGGCTTTGGCTAGTATGGAATCTATTGATTTGATACGTGGCTCTTGAGGCGGAATTTTTAGGAATATGCTAGTGTCAACTGTCTCTTTTAAAGTATTAACAATCTGGTTTTGAACGAATTGTCCCCACGCTAGAAATATGGGTACTTCTTGATCGTACCGACTTCGGAATTCCGTTTCATTCACGAGGGGACCCTCCTTTCAATTACTGGCTTTCAATACGTCCTTTGATTTTAACAGTAGTAAAGTCTGTGGCTTTATTATAGCTATCTACAAGCAAAAAGTCATCCATATTTTCTTCAGAGGAGTTAGGGGGGAAACTAATTCTGATGCCGCTATTAAATTTCATCCGCCGAAACTTAAGTTTTCTCTTTATCCGAGAAGTATCCTTTGTCACAGAGGCTGACGGGAAATGTTCTTTAGTAAGGCGTGCATTGTATTGGTCAATTATTTCGGGATCTTCAAAATAAGTGTTGGCAAATAACTGCCCGTTTATAATAGTCGATTGATCATTTTTTAAGTAAGTATGTAACGAATTGGTAAGATCCACTTTCTTTTCATCGTCAAATGAGGGGTTTTTCATAATAAAATCTTTTGTTGTTTCGTAGAAAACTTCTGTTTGCCGAGCGGCATTTTCCATCATCTTGCAGCCTAGGAAAGCTTGGGAAAAATAGTTTGCCATTGCTACAGTTCCGCTGTGAATAGCGTTTTGATCAAAAACATACATTGATAGGTCATTTGTTGTTGGTGGGTTTATAGTAGTGCGAACACAGAACCCAATTTTGTATAAACGCTGAGCTTCAGTCAGAAATAGATCAGCTAAAAATTGTACGCTGCTAATAGAAGATACATGAAATCCGCTCTGGCTTTCTGCTTTGATCGCAGCTACAAATTGCTGCTGCGATGCTCCGGTCCGCCCGTTTATGCAAACAAGAATACCATCGGGAATTCGATTATTAGACTGGGCCTGGTAAAGCTTTTGCGCAAGAGAAGATGTTTTAGAAATAAATGTAGCATCAGAAGGATCGGTCATAATACTAATAAACTGGTGGGCTGCAGAAACATCTGTGGTGTCGCTTAGTTGCATCTCAACACAGTTTGAGCCTCTCCCCATTACGGTGGTAATACGAGTTGCTAGTACATCAAGTGCTTGTTGATCTAGTTCGAGTAATTCCGTACTGAAGGTTGGAGCTGTTCCTTTGAGCGCATTTGGAATGTTGTGGATGATGATTTTATCAATGGACATTAAAGAAAAATCAATCATGGCTTTTGCTCCTTCACGTATGATTTTTAATGCAGTATGCGAAAAAGCATACTGCTTTTTGCATTTATTGAGACAAAATCAAGCAATATCACTTTTTGCGGCGGCCTGTTCGTCTTCGCCGGTATTCGGTGAGGTCGACAGGGCTGTGTTGGGGTTAGTTGTGGCACCAGTGCTAGTTAGATTAGGACGGTTAAAATTGAGCAGCATGGCTCGGGCATCTGGGCTAAGTTTTAGCAGAATATCAATCCATTCGGCAAAGGCTGGGTCTTCATCTAATGACATTTCAATGTTTCTCATCAAAGTACTGTGAGAAGATGTGTGAATGGTGCCGCTAATCTCATTTTCTTTCTTTTCACGGTTAACGCGTCCAGGGGCTTGTACAATTTTATCAAGACTACGGCCAAGAAGTAACCAATCTAAAGAGACGTCATAGTCTTCAGCAACATTAAGTAAAAACTCAAGACTTGGCTTCGAGCCGTTTTCTAAATTTTTAACATATGCCTGAGAGACACTGTACCTCTCACCAAAGGCTGCTTGGCTAATTTTAGGGGAATTAAATTTTTCTCTAATTTCACGTAGTCGTGATCCTACATCAGTATATTTTCTTTTATCAGACATAGACAACATCACCCTTAAGAATTAATAAGTATTAAAAGTATTTATAGATACTTGAAAATGATTGACATTAGTACTTATAAATACTAAAATGAGATTAATGAGTTATTTATATAACTTTATATAGCAGACTGTCCCAGTGTGCCAGGCTAGGGCAGATATGGAAAGGAGGTGAGAATTTAAGGCAATTATCTTGAAGTTATAAATATAACCTAAAATTTACAGACTGTCCCGGTGTGCAAGACCTGGGGACAGGCCCGGAAAGGAGGCGAGGCGATGTCGCCGTGTGAAATCAAGGCCATGTTGGTCTATAACGGAGTAAAAATCACAGAAATTGCGAGCTGCCTTGGAGTAAGCCAGGCGGCAGTATCCAGAACCATTCAAGGACATACCGTGTCTGCAAAAATTCGTCAGGCTATTGCCGAAAAGATTGGCCGGCAAGTAGAAGAAGTTTGGCCGGAACAGGCGGCCTGAAAGGAGAAATCGTATGGAAAACAGGATGGGCGGTTACCAACTTCCCGACGGGCGAGTGATCTTTGCCAGTTGTGTAGATCAGACTCACTGCAGCTTCTGCACCGTGTACCAGAAAGGGGCGATGGCCAATAGACGCTACGTTTCCGCCAGGCTTCCCATTCGGAAAACGCTGGCTGAGGCAGAAAAGGACCTGGCAAGATTTGCGGCCGAGCGCGGGCTTGTATGCAATGAGTAACAAAAAGGATGCAATTCACTTGGAATATCTGGTGCAGGCGATACGGGAATGGGGCCGCGTAGCCGTATATGAAGATGGAGCCTTCCGATTGGTTACTGATGGTATATTCTTGCTGCCGGTTGATGCCTGCAACATGGAACGGATCAAGAAAGAATTCCGTATCCGGGAAAATAGCGTATGGCATGTGCAGGCTGAAGCAATTAACGGTTTTCAGGCGCATACCACCCCTGTTGGCAAGAATATTGGTGATTTGTACCAAAAAGTCATGCAAAAGAGTTTTGTTCCCCTCGAATTCACCGGCCTTTATCTTGGAACTGGTACTGCCGGCGTGTTCTGGTCAGAGAACCCGACAGGCAAACATGGTAATTACGTTTGTATTACCGAGCGTCAACTTAGCATCTTGCCGGATGCCAAGCTGTTTGAACAGGTTAAAAACGGAGAACCGGTCATCGTAGAACGCAAACATATCCTCATGCCGCTGGAGACAGGAACGAAACTTCTTAACCGCTTTTTGGTATCGGAATATCCAGGAAAACGAAAAACAGTTCACTCCCCCCTTTCGGGATATCTTAATTAGTTAACTTATGTAAAAGATTAACATTATTTATGTATCCAGTATAACCTTTGTTATGGAGAGGCGCAATGGCTAAAAGAAGACAGAATTTAGACAGTCGGGACTGCCGGCAGCTTTCGATCTTCGATTCTGATGTGTTGGAAGAGGCTGCGGGTTTCGATCAAACGATAAACCCAGGGCAAGGCTCACTGAATTTACGCCAGCATGTACGTACCTCATTGGTAGAAACTCTGCAGCATGTGTCTGTGAGCCGGCAGGAAATTGCCGACAGGATGTCCTGGTATACGGGAACCGAGATCAGCGTCCATCAGCTTAATGCCTGGACGGCTGCCGCCAAAGAACACCGTTTTCCTTTGGAATATGCGCCAGCGTTCTGCCGGGTAACCGGGGATTACCGGGTGTTGGAGGCGATTGCCCAGGCCAGTGGCTGTACAGTTCGGAAAAGTGAAGAAGTGATCATGCTGGAGCTGGAATCGGAATTGGAGCGCATTGACGGGATAAGACGCCAGTTACTGGCGCGTAAACGGCAAATGAGAACCTATATGCTCTATCGGGAGCGAGATGGGAGGTGTGAAATAAGTGGCATTGACTAGAGCGCAGTTAAACTATGTGTACCGTGAATGCTTGCTTGCGATTGCGGAGAGAGGCGAAACAGCCCATGTAGTCTTCAAAATGTCGCGCTCCAAAGGTTTTTATCGGCGTTTGTGGGACTACGGACCCAGAGGAGAAGTTATAAAAGAGATTATAAAGGAAATGCCAATAAAAAATGAGCTGGTAAAGGTGCTAGTGATCTTTCATGCGGCAGAGGTTGTGGCCGCCATTGATAAGCGGCTCGAACTGCAGGCCAGAAAGGAGCAGAGCAAACATGTTCCAGATAACCACAAAAAAAGAAAGCAGCCCAAATGAGGCCGCTAAACATAAAAATCAGCATCTTCAGTATACCATAGCGACCGTCAGAGCGTCCAATATTCAGCTAGATATAGCCAGTGTAGTTTCTGGTTATGTCTATGCGCGGCAGCATCCGCTCTGGCAAAGCCTGCCGGAGACGGACCTGGAATGGCTGATACCTTTCTATGAGGGCCTTGCCGTCCGGGATGATAACGGACATGCCCTGGGAATGGCGGCCGCATTACGGGAAATGACACAGGAATAGCAATCTAAGTAACCGGAGCGACCGGTGAAAGGAGGGGTGATGTGGGGGAAAAAGCCTGGATTCCCGTCGCGGAAGCGGCGGAACTTGAAAAAGTTTCACAGCAACGAATAAGAGAGCTGATCAGTAATGGTCAGATAATGGCAAAAAAAGTTAAGACGAATAAAGGCGGACCCGGTGGCCAGCAATGGCTGGTCGATCCCCTATCCCTATCCACACCGGCGAAAAGTATCTGGCTAAAGCGACAAGAGGCAGCCGTACTGATTGAAACAGACCGGAATTGGGAAAAGGAACAAACTACATTAGCGCTGGGCCGAGGCAGGAGCGGCAAGCGCGGCAAGCGCACCGGCGCAGTAATGGATGAGAATGAAACAATAAATCCTGCCGCTTACCGGGATACCGTGGGCGAGGAGGTGTATAACCTGGAAATGGACAAGGCACGACAGCGGCAATACATCGTAAAAAAGGCTCTGGACATTATGGAGTCCCGCGAGCATGTGACCGAACGAATGAAGGCTCTTGCGGAGGAAACCGGCAAAAACGTGGCCACTATATACCGCTGGATTGAAAAGGAAAAGCAAAGCGGCGTATATGGCCTGATGCGGCAGCGGCCTACCGTGACAGCCGGCAAAGAGTTCCGGGCTATAAGCGCGGAAGTGGAGACTTTGATCCGCAAGTTTTACCAAGCGCCAGGCGAGCCAAAAGCTGCCGCCGCCTATCGGAAAACCTGCGCGCTGTGCAGACAACTCAATCTGCCGGAACCATCGCGAGCGACGGTCTTCCGGTTTATTGAGCATCTAGAGCAGATCGAACCGGATGTGTGCTGTTATACCCGGCGCGGGGAAGAAGCCTGGCGCAGGCAGTTTGCCCCGCATGGTGTCCGGCAGGAGCCGGATCGCGTCATGCAGATTGTCATGGGCGATCATCACAAATTTGATGACTTCATTGAATACGGCGGCAGGCCGGTACGGCCCTGGGTAACCATGTGGCTGGATGTAAAAAGCCGCTGCCCGGTGGGCTGGACAGTCTCTGTACAAGCCAACGGCCAGACTATTGGTCTGGCGCTGGCGAATATGATGAGGCCAAAAAAGCGGACAGTGATAAAAGACGGCCAGCCGGTTGAAGAAGTGCTGGAAATGGGCGGCATACCGGAAACTCTGTACATTGACAACGGCGAGGATTATAAATCCAAGCTCAAAAAAGGACTGGCCAGCAAAGATTTCGAGATGTCAAGGGAATCCCTGGATTTATGCGCCTACCTCGGCGTAAAGGTGGTATTTGCCACCCCCTACCATCCGCAGGCCAAAGCACATATTGAACGGTTCTTTGGCACCGTCGCCATGCAGTTCAGCCGGGAGCAGCCAGGCTGGTGCGGGTCTAAACCATCAGAAAGGCCGGACGGGTTTGATGAATACAAATTGTGTGAGGCAGGAAAACTATTGGATTTAGTAGAGTTTTCCTCTCGGTTTGCCGACTGGATCTATCATACCTACCTGGAAAACGTGCATTCCGGCATCCATGAGAAACCACTGGCAAAACATCTGGCCGGTCCTAAACTCAATCCCGGCTGGCCCGATCCCCGGACACTGGACATTTTGCGCTGCGTCAAGGAAGAAGCGCTGGTTTACAAAGAAGGCATCAAACGTTTCAAACGCTATTACTGGCATGAAAAGCTGGATGCATTGGCCGGCCAGTATGTAATCATCCGCTTTGATCCGGCTCATATCGGGGAAATTGATGTCTACACCAAAAACGGCGGCTTTATTTGTATGGCAACCAATCTGGAATACATGCGTTATGGCGCATGTCAGGATGATATCAAAAAGCTGCAAAAACGAAAAAAGGAACAAAAGCAGCGGCTGCGGCAGCGCCTGGCGGAAACCGAACAGGATTATCAGGAACTGGAGGACGTTATTGCCGAGCGGGTTTCCGCCGGCCAACGGTCTGTGGATGCGCCGGCCGCGTCATCAGAAGGCTTATTGCCGGCCATTACCCCGCTGGATCAGGCTGGCCGCCAGGCGGCTAAGGCTAAAAGCGAGAAGGCAACAGGGAAAGATAAGAAAGCGGATATGGCTCCAACCGGGGACAAGCCGGAAAGCATCGACTTGGTTGGAATGATTATGAATCGTAAATATGGGTAAACACGGGGAGGAGAAAATTTATGGCGGAGTTAGCGATAGCAAAAAATTCGGACATGCAGCCGGATATAAAGAATACCGTAGTGCAGGATGAACTGCTGGCAGCCGTGCCGGATATGACCGGCTGGAGAAAAGAACGGGTGCTGCTGTGGCGGCTGATCAAGGAAAATGGGACAAAAAACAAGACGGTTGCCCATGAAGTAGGCGCGGGAGAATCTACGCTGCGCCGGTTTCTGACCGATGACACCTATGCGCCCAGCGAGGAATTTTTGGGGAAGCTGGAGGAATATTTCCGGCGTATCGGAATCTGGGACAGTGAGATGAAGCTTCCTGATGATCAGCCCGAATTTTTTACGCGAATTGGCCAAATGAATGTGGTGATTACCGATGCCTGGAAGCGAACCTGGTTTGTACTGGACAACACGTTGAAACACCGGAATTTTGGCATGATTGTAGGCCCGAGCGGCTGCGGGAAAACATCGGCAGCAAAATACTGGGTAGAGGAACCGGGCAACCAGGATCGGGCTATCTTCATTACGGCGAATGGTTGCATGACCCGGAAAGCCATTTTGCGCCGGATCGCCAAAGGCATTGGCGTATGGTCCAATGGTGATTCAGATGTGTTGCTTGAAAGAATCTGCGCGGAACTGGCCGAGCGGCCGCGGCTCATTATTATTGATGAAGCGGATCAGATCAGTTCCAAGATGAAGCTGGAGGCACTCCGGTCTATTCTGGACAACACCGGCAAGATTGGTATTGTATTGATCGGCAATGAAGATCTTTCGGAATACATCCTGCAAATTGCCTCCGATGACCGGAAGCTCTCCCGTATCCATAACCGCTTTGGCGCTTATCAGCAAGTCAAAATGCCAAACCGGGACGAAGCGATAAAAATGCTGGAAGGCTTCAACCTTACTACCGGCGCGCGGGAATACCTCATAAACATTATGCAGCGCCGGAGCGGCAAAGGGGGTATCCGGGTCGTGCGGACGATGCTGGCTATTGTACTGGAAGCGTTAGGGGACAAGCTGATTACGGAAAGCATCCTCCGGTCATCGTCTCTTGAAAATGCGGTTCTCTCGGTTAAAGGCTAAAATGCAAAGGCGCGCACAAAGGCAACCGGCGGTGGAGGATGCCAAAGTCTGCCGCCGGTGCGGCGCTATTTGCGGACCGGGTGAATGGACATGGAGCATTGGCAACCGGATGGCTAGGATGGTGCCGGTGTGCCGGGAGGACCGGTTTTGTTATGAGAAACAGCGTAAGCGTACTAAAAAACAGAAAAAACAATCTATAGGTCGGCGCAGGCGTACTGATAAGCACCGGAATCGTAAAAATAGAATAGCGGCGAGGGGGCTGACAACATGCCGGAGTGTGTGATTTATGACACCGATTATCAGGAATGTCGCGGCGGTCTTTGCACCGTATACCGGGACCAGCGGTGCTGCCGGAACTGCGATGGATTCACTTTTTGCCTGAAACCCTGCCTGGATATTCGCCAGGACAGGCCGCCTGCAGTCAGCACTCTGCAAAAAGTGAGACGAAACAGCAAAAAGCAGTATTGGTTCCATTTGGTGAGCGCGGTTCTTATCCTTGCCCTGCTAACGTTGACGCTGGTCAGCTGCGGGGCCAACTATGAACCGCAGAAAAAAGAATTGGTTATTGTTAACCATGTGGTAGTTGACGGGGAGAATCTATGGAATGTTGCTGCCCAATATATAACGCCTGACCGGGATATCCGGGAATTCATGGAAGGCATCTATGAATTAAACTATGACCGGGTGTTTGGGGAACGGGAACAAAATGGAATGCCCCGGAAGTCGGTTTTTCCCGGCGATACGTTAGAAATTCGATATTGGAAATCAGTTGATTAGGAGGGCGAGATATGGAATATTTACTTACTGTTACAAGGACCAAGACCGGGTTGCCTGCCGTGGCGGAAACGGGTGCAGCCGGGAAAACAAAAGGGTTTGCCCGTATTTTATGCCGGGACAATGGGGGCAAAAAAACAGCCACTTACCTGCCCCAGCCGGAGGAAATTGAGGATATTGGCCATGTGGTATTTGTTTTGCAAAAGAATGACTACTGCATTGCGGTTGAACGCAGCCGGACCACGGCGTATAAAATAACGGTTACCCAGTTTAGCGGAACGATTGACGATCAGGAGCAGGCTCTTTTTGAACTCCGGCATAGCTACAGCGGCAAGCGGTGGGATGTAATGCCGCCGGAATATCTGCAGCCGGCCATCGAAGCGGCCAAAGCAAAGAGCCAGGCGGAATTGCCAGCAGGAGCCTGGTACCAGACGAAGCAGCCTTCTCCTCCTGTCTCTCCCAGTGCTCCGGTACTGAAGCCTGGGGACTTTGTCCCTTCCTTCCTAGGGATTCGAGAACTTAGGCAGATTGCGGACGATGAGTTTTCGGTCTGCTTAACGAACGGCGTGCAGTTTCTGGTCTATATAAAAGAATGCCTCCCGAAGCGGAATAATGGCTAAGCATGGAGTTTCAAACAGACTATGAGAAAACTGCTAAGCGGGCGTGGGATATTCATTCAAAACAGCAAAGCCGCCGATTTATGTCTGAAGTCAGATCCGGTAAACATACCACGTATGGTCAAGCGTTGGAGCATGTGAGGCGAACTCCAACCTATGTATTTAAAGCAACGATTGCGGGAAAGCGCGGTTATGTGATTATGTCGGATAGAGAAATGAAAGCAGCGGGACTGAAGCCCGAAAAGGCGGGATTTGCCTGGGGACTTGAGACAGGAAGCAGCAAAGGGGGAAGTCAATGAAGGCGTTAACCATCCTGCAGCCGTGGGCGTCGTTAATAGCCTACGGCGCTAAACGAATTGAGACGCGGAACTGGGTGACGAAATACCGGGGGCCGATTGCGATTCATGCAGGGAAGGGGTGGACAATGGACAGGCGAGAAATTACTTACCGAGAACCCTTTCACTCCGCGTTATGGCCGAATATGACGAAACAAGAGCTAATGTTAAATGGATACGGCAGAACAAAGTTATTGCCGGTTGGCGCTGTGATTGCCATAGCTGATCTGGTTGAGGTCTATGTCGTCAATGGCTATGGACATGATTTAAACTGGCAACCTGGCGTTAATGATGAGCAAAGTAAGTTTTATTATGCATATCCTGACGGTATTAAAGAGCCTAAAGCGGAAGATTTTATCCGCATTCGATATCCTGAGACAATGTTCGGGTATTACCCAAATGGCGGATTTAAGAAAGAACCACGCTACGCCTGGATACTCGCCAACGTGCGCCGGATCGAGCCAGTGCCGTCCAAGGGCATGCAGCGGCTTTGGGAATGGAACTATGATTATGAGGAGGCAATTTAAATGGAATTTAATAAAAAAATTAACCGCAGCGGGGGAGTCACCCTCCCCTCTGCCCTCAGACGGGAATTAGGGATCGAAGAGGGCGAAAAGCTGAACATCAAAGTGGTTGACAATGGGGATATCGTACTGAAACGTGTAGTCGGTGCCTGCGTATTCTGCGGATCAGACGAAAATTTAAAAGTCCATAAAGGCCGGTTTGCATGCAAATCCTGCCGCGACACCGTTAGCGGATTGTGAGGTGCAAGGTAATGCATACAAAAACGAGTGAAATATCACCAACTGTGATAGATAAAGCGCCTAAAGTAGTTCAACTGGCTGTAGAAGTAAACGGCGATACCTTTATTGAAAGTTATGACGGAACAAAAGGTGTCATTATCGCGATTAATGAAGGCTCGACAGTTTTTGTGAGAGAGATGACCCCAACTAACTTCAGGTTGGAATTTGCCGTAGCCTTTTTAAAGACGCTTACCCAAGATGAACAAAATCTAGTTATTTCATCTCTACTTGCGGACAGACTGGGGGTAATGTAATGAGCCTTACGGAAAAGGTTGACCGGGCCATTGTACTGGACCGGGCGATACGGGAACAAAAAAAGGAATTGGACAGTATTAAGGCCGAGTTGCAGACAGCGGCACTGACGGATATGGAGAACAAGAGTCTCAAACACCTGCAGTTATTTGGCACGGCCGGCAACTGCGAAGCCATGTACAAAGAAAAGTTTGAAATTGATAACTTTGACCGACTGGTGGCTGTGGTAGGGAATTTGGTTAGGGATAAGGTAAAACGGGAAGAAGAAGTCAAATATAAAGTGGACGGTCGGTTTAAAGATGCGCTCATTGCTTTGGTTAAAGGTGATTTCCGGCAGCATGATCTTGACGGGATTCTGGCCGGTATGGGGCTGGATGCCAAGAAAATCAAGGTTGCTAAAAAGAAGCTCAAGGGTGAATACCGGAAGGATAAAGAGGTTTTAGCAAGTCTGGGCGTGACCGGTGCCCGTGAAGAGGAACTGGATGCGATTCGGGAAGCCAAAAATCTGGAATAAATCGAACGGTTCTTTGATCTGGACAAGATTAACCGGGATGAATTGAAAAAGTGCGTATTCATTGAGGAAAGCCTTAGTATTGGACTCAATTATGATGCCGAGTCGGAGAGTGACGATACTGACGCGGCCTAAAGGGGAGAATTTATATGGCAAATGCAGGGCAGATTCGAATGCTGTTTGGTTTAGCCATTCGCCAGAGGCTTGATGAAGATGATTTGAGAAAAATAGCGGAAGATGTGTCCGGCCGTCCCAGTCTGTCAGCTCTCACTAATGCCCAGGTTGACCGGATTATTGCGCGGCTGGGCGGCAAGTCCGGGGACAAGGGGCAAAAACGGGATAATAACAAAATGACGCCGCAGCAGGACTGGAAAATCGGTCAGCTTGAAAAAGAACTTGGCTGGGCTGGTAATGCAAAACGGCTACAGGCATTCATCCAGAAGCGGCTGCGCGTGGATCGGCGCGAATGGTTGACCAAGGCACAGGCGCATAACCTGATTGAAGCTCTGAAAGATATGATCGCCCGGCAGCCCAAGGGCGAGACGCCGAAAGGGGCTGATCTCTTTGATAACCAGACAGCGGGCCACGGTTAAACAGGCCATTAAAGACGGCCTGGCGGATGCCAATGCCAGTATTGCCGGAATGTTTACGATTGTGTATACCGGGCAGTTTTATAAAGCAGTGCCGGGGGACCGAATACCGGATAACATGGAGATCGTGCTGCAGTTTACGAAAGATGCGCGGCAGCCGTTAGGCTGGACGCCGATTGTTAAGAGGGGATAAGTAGTTATGGGAGACCAGGAAATGGATGCAAAGATCTATATCGTGAGTCAAGCAGGAACTAAATCTATGGTCGGTATTTTAGAAGCTATGGAATTTGGTTTTAATCCAATTGAAAGTATACCGGAGGTTGAGATTTCATCAAAAGTTCAGATTTGCGGCACACTGGGGAAGTTTTGGTTTAATGAAAGACTATTAAACAAGTTATTTGGTACAAAGAACAAACAAAAGAAACGCTATAAAAATTTGGAGCGAGCCCGATCACTACATGGTTAGTCAGTCGAAGCTTTGAACGGAGGCTTACGGGGGGAGGCGCGACGTGGAACGGAAGATAAATAAAAAAAAACCGGGCTATATGAGGGCTGTTGATGGATATAACGACTATATTTGTGTGACGGAAGGATACTTGGAAAGCTGGAATGGCCTGCTCGCTGCCGTCGATAACCTAAAAGACACGCTTTTCGATAAAAAGAATGAGCTTGCTGCTGCCGAAGATGCCGCCCCTCCTATTTCCTCCTATGGCGGGCAAATCAGCCTGTTTACCGGCGGGCCTGCTGCCAAGTTGACGCAACCGGAAGCCATGTGCGAGAAAAAACGGTTGCTGAACCAAGAAATTAAAGGCATTGAACGGGAAATCAGAAAACTGGAGAACCTAATCAGAAAAATAAATCGGGCCAAGATGAGTCTGAAGCCGGAACTGAAAAAACTGGTTGAGCTGCGCTATATGAATGAGGAATCCTGGGAAGAGATTCAGACGAAACTGAATTATACGGAACGCTGGTGTCGCTCTCTCTTGGAAAAAGCGGTGGAAGATATTGCAGTTGGTATTTTTGGTACACGTGCCAAAAAGGAAAAATCGGATGAACGGTTCAATTTTATTGGCTAAACTGCGATTTTTGAGACAAAAAGACTTCCGTTTTTGTTCCGGCAGGCCGCTAAAAATGGTGGTAGAATAATAGCATAAAATCATGTCAAACAATGTAAGACCGCGCCTATTGGCTGCGGTCTTTTCTATTTCGAAAAAAGTGAGGTGTTGGAATTTGGAGAGTAAGGAGCAGGATAAAACAAAAAACAAGCAAGGCACGGAGCATCTGACACAAAATGAAATCCGCCGGTTGATGCGGCGCGAAGCTTACGAACGCGGGCATAATGGCGCACTCCGGGCCAGAGGCGGAAAGGTGGTAGTAAGATAACTTGGAAGAAAAAATTATTACCTGGCTTGTACAGGGGATCATTGGTGCACTGGCCGGCGCAGCAGTATATTTTGCAAAAATAACCCATTCCCAGATCCGGCAGGACATTAACGACCGAAAAAAAGAACTCAGTGAGTTAAAAGCTGAGTTAAAAGTAGAAAATGCAGTATTGAAAACCGAACTAAAAGCCGATACTGCCAGTCTTAGACGGGAGATCGACGATATGCGCAACAAAATGCCTTTTACCTATGTGTTGCGGGATGATTATATTCGTATGATGGCCAGTTTTGAACATAAACTGGACCGGGCCTTATCCCGGTCCGAAAAAAGTGACTGTTAAGGAAGTGAATCAGATGTTTGATGTTACCCATAAAAAGTTAGCACGGGGAACTATTTTAAAAGTCTTGAATATTGGTCAACCCCAGCCAGTACCGGCGCATGTCATTGATATATGTCTTATTCAACGCGGATTGCCCATGACGGAATCTTTCCTGGAATCGCAGCTACAGTATTTGGTGGATAAAGGCTATATTGAAACACAGGACACATGCTTTGAAAAAGCGGAGAATCCTGTGCTGACAGTAAGGCTCAAAGCCAAGGGAATTGATTTGTTGGAGCATTCCATTGAAGAGGACCCCGGTATCATTATCCCCAGGGAGTAATGGCCTATGAGTGAAGAGAAACAGGAAAAGCAACAGCGTGAAATTAAGCGGCGTCATTATCTGGTAGAGAAGCTGCAGTGCCGGGATATGGTGGACCGGATGCTGGCCGAGGGGTATGGATACGAAGATATCGCCCAGGCTGTATTTGATGCCGGTGAGCGTATCGGCAAGTCCTCCATCTGCCGCTATCATAATTCCATGTCCCAAGTGGCTGAACGAGTGATTAAAGCCCGCGAGCAGGTGAAAGTTTTGGTGGACGTTCTGCGGGACCGACCGGGAACCGATATCGCGGAAGCAGCGGAGCAGGTCATGCTGCAGGGGCTGTTGCAAAAAGTGGCGACTGCTGATGAAGAGGACTTTGAGGAAATGTCGTTGGCGCAGGCCGGGCGGCTGATCGGCACGCTCTCCCGCAGCGGCGTGAACCGGGAAAAGTTCAAGCTACAATATAACCAGGGTGTAGGCGCTGCCGTCGACAGGATTATGGGAGAACTTAGAGTGGAGCTTGCTGGCATGCCTGATGTGCTGACTGTGCTGGCAGCCAAATTGGAAACCGTACGAACGGAATTAACGGCAGGACAGGGGTGAAATTATGCTTAAAAAACTTCGCAATAAATGGGATGCTTACACTGCTCATTTCCGGGGCAACTGTCGTATTGCCTGGCATCATATAAGACATGGAACTGCGCACCTAATTCATGGACTATTGCCGTTTGTACCGTTAAGCCATGGCGACGAATAGAAAAAGGCCGCCTGACTCCAAACCTACAGGCACTGTGCTTCAGCGCCTGGTTGGCCAGGAAACAGCGCGCGAGGCGGAAGCCTGGGAAATTGAGCTTCTTCATCAGTATGTAGACCTGCACCCGGATTTAGTCAAGCTCATCAATGAGCAAAAAGCTCCCATCTTCGGCCCCGCCGGTATTCGCAAACTGCTGGCTGAACGGGAGCCGGAATACTTCGCCCGCGCCTACTTCCCGGACTATATACCGGGGGAAATGCCGGGATTTCATCAGGCATGGTGCGAGGATTTCCGGGATGTGATTAACAAAGGCGGCGGATCTAGTGTTTTGCGGGTTGCGCCCCGTGGTCATGCTAAAACAACTTTATGGGACTTCATTTTTCCTAATTGGACGATTGTCTATAAAAAGAAAAAGTTTATTTTAATCTTATCTGACTCCGGGGATCAAGCCGAGGACTTTATTACAAATATCAAAGATGCGTTAGAGAATAATGAGCGCATTCGTGAGGACTTCGGGGATTTGAAAGGAAAGGTGTGGCAGGAAAGCAAAATTGTCACGTCTACTGGAGTAATCGTTAAAGCTCTTGGTGCCGGGATGAAGGTGCGTGGTCGCCGTAATAAGGAAAGGCGGCCTGATCTAATCATTATTGATGATTTGGAAAATGATGAAAATACGGCAACGGTAGATCAGCGGAAAAAGTTGAAAAAGTGGTACAAAAGAGCAGTGCGGCGCGCTGGAGCGGCCTACACTGATTTTTTTGTTATTGGAACGATTATCGACGATGATTCCTTGCTTTCAGAACTTACACAGTCTCCTGGCTATGATATTAAAGTGTATCGGGCGGTTATCTCTTTCGCCGAACGGGAAGACCTATGGGATGAATGGAAACGGATTTTCGTTAATCTGCAGAACCCAGCCCATGAAGCGGATGCCCGCGCCTTTTTCGAGCGCAACCGGAAAGAAATGCTGCGGGGGACCAAGGTCCTTTGGGAAAACGGCAATCCGAATTTTCCGGACGGCTATTATTCTATCATGGTGGCCCGCGTGGTCGACGGCGAGGAATCCTTCTGGTCGGAACTGCAGAATGACCCGAAATCCAGTGAGGATAAATTTTTTAAGCCGGTCCTCTACCATGATGATGACCGGCCACCGCTGAAAAATTTGCTCCTCGTTATGGTGGTTGACCCCAGTATGGGTAAAACAGAAAAGTCGGATTTCTCGGCCATCATCGTGCTGGGGACGGACCGAGAAACCGGACAGATGTACTCGGTAGTGGCCGATATTGCGCGCCGGTCGCCGGATGTTACCATTGAGGCTATGTTTGTTACGGCGGAGTGGTTCATGAACCAGGGACTGCGGTTTAAGGTAGTGGGCATTGAGGATGTGCAGTTTCAGGCATTTTTTGCTACCGAAGCCTTTAAACGGGCTATGAAGCGCCGGCTGCATCTGCCGATCAAGCCGTTCCACCGCAATCTGCCCAAAAATGTGCGGTTAGAAGGAATGCAGCCCAGCGTCAACAACGGGTATGTAAAAATCCATGAGCAGCACACTTTGCTGCGCTCTCAGCTAGAAAGCTATCCCAAGGGTAAAAAGGACGGCCCGGACGCGCTGGAAATGGCGGTTGATATGAGCGCCAACTGCGGCAGCAGCCAGGGCGGTGATTTGCCGGGGGCTGTAGCAGGAACAACGGCGACGGCCGATATTACATGGTAAGGGGGTGAAATGTTGAGTATATATAAACCCCAGGTGGGGCAGATCGGTTCCCAACTGGATACTTCTCTGTTTTTGTTTGACGACTGCATTGCTAATATGGATACAGTGCCGGTTGAGGAATATGAACGCATGATTGATACCGATGAAACGGTGGAAATTGCCATCTTGTTCCTGACGATGTCTATTCTCCTAAAAATCGGCGAATACCAGCACGACGATCCAGATATCACTCAATTTGTAAAAGAAAACTTTGAAGTGATGGAAGGCAATCTCTATACTGCCTGTGAGGAAATTTTGACGGCGCTGTGGGCGGGCTACTCCGGCACCGAAATCGTATGGCGGCCGGAAGGCAGCCGGCTGTATTTGCAGCGCCTGGTGACATACCATCCTAAGACGGTGCTGATCCGGGTTGACCGGGGCACCGGGCAATATTTGGGACTTAAGCAATGGCGCTGGTTTGACGGGTCACCAGTCGACATCCCGGCGGAAAAAGCTATTTTATATACCTATCGGAAACGGTTTGGAAATCATTATGGCCGCGGCATCTTGAAGCCAGTGCGTAAAAACTGGCTGTTAAAGGACCCGGTGCTGAAGATGATGGCGCGGGCGTTGGACCGGTTTGGCACGCCGTTCACTTCGGCCATTGTACCGGATGAGGATATCCAGGACCCAGATAACCCGGACAGCGAGATATCGCAGCTTATCTATGCGGTACGGCTGCTGGCTAACATTCAAAATGGGACGGGCATTGCTTTACGCTATGGATCGGATGGCCAGGAGCCGAAAATAAATGTGCATGGCAATGGCGGCAGCGGGATCGGGGAAGCCTTCGCTCAGGCGCTCGGATATTTCAACAAAATGATTGCCCGTGGCGTGTTGGCCCCCTCCCTACTGCTGGATGAAGGACAACGGTCGGGAAGTTACTCATTAGGGCAAAGTCATTTTCAGATTTACAACATTATGACTTCGGGTATTTTAACCAATTTTACAGAGACATTACTGGAGCAGCTTATTAGGCCGCTGATAGAATATAATTTTGGCCGACAGAAAAATTATGGTTCCTTTGCGGAGCGCAAGCTTAATGAAGAGGACGGCAAGCTGCTGGCCGAGATTTTTGAACGGCTCACTAATTCCGGTTATTTGGACCCGCAATTACAGAGTGACTTTGACGCAGTACGGGCACGCGTTGGCCTGCCCCAGCGGAAGGTTGTGACCAGGGCGGAGACTTTTAAGGATAAAGTGAAGACGGAATATGCCAACTACACCCGCAGCGGTGATATTGGTGACCCGTTGGCGGGTGATGCCGGTGAATGAGCGGGAGCTTATCAAGCGGCTGGATGAGCAGGATCATGCTTTTCTACGGCGGTATGAACAGTATTTAGAGCAGGTCATGACCAGTGCCGAGCAACTGCTGGAGAAAAGCTATACGATGCAGCAAATTGTCGGTATGCCGTTTTATGCTACTGGTCAGTTAGGGCGGCTGCTGGCCGGGTATAGTCAGGATGTCCTGGCGACCGGGCAGGCGCACGCGGCTATCTTGGTTCAAGACTTACACCGCCGTTTTGCGTCCGTGAAACTCTCACAAAGCTGGCAGCCCTGGTTCTTGCGGGATATTCATCTGGCTGGGCCGCTGGGGATCGACCCGGAAACGTTCTGGTTAGACCCGACGGCGGCGCTGACAGCACTGGAAGCCCGCGAGAACATGCTGGCCGGTGATGTGGAAGGTCAGTTGTGGCAGGAAGTCAGAAAGATCATGCTACAGCATTTGCAAAACGGTTCCCGCAAGGAGACTATTGCGGCCATGAGCAACCTGGCCAAGGTGAATGTGCGCCGGGCGGAACTCATTACCACGACCGAAAGCACCTATGTCTATAACCGGGGCAGGCTGGCAGGGTTTCATGATGCTGACGTGGATTATCTCCGTTTCAGCGCTACCTTGGATAATCGGACCAGCGCCCAGTGTCGCAGCCGTCATGGTTTGGTGCTGCGCATGGGCAGTGCGGAACTGTCCGCCAATATACCGCCGCTGCATGGGCGCTGCCGATCAGTGTTGTCACCGCTGTTTAGCAAATACCAGCCGGAATATATCACGCCGTCAAGTACTGATTGGTCGAAAGTTGCACCTTTGCCCAAGGGATGGAAAGTGGCCGCGTAAAATTGCCTGATTTTGAGCTTTATACCCCCTGCTCTAACAAGAATACCTGCGGAGGTGTGTTCGCGGCTAATAACGCTGTTATAACGCGAAATAACACTACATGGATTCTTTCGTCAGTCGTCATGAACGGCTATTTTTTATGAATGTGCGGAAAGGGGGTGATAGGAGACATGCAAATGTTAAAAATTCCGTTTTTACGTCTGGGAGAATGGGTGCATCCCGTATATGAAAAAATCAAGATCACCCAGCAGACGTTTGATGATATCTTGCGGAATTTCAAAGACAACGTGCTGGGAAAAGAGCCTTTTATTCGCCTGGGGCACGATAAAGGCGGCAAGCCTACTTTCGGCGATGCGCCGGCAGAGGGCTGGGTGAAGCAGATTGTTCAGGAAGGCAATGTGCTTTGCGCTATTGTGGAGCCTACCAGCGAGACGGCAGCGGAGAACATCCGCAGCAAGCGGTTCCGGTTTTCCTCGGCGGAATTCACTCCCAACGGCATTGACAAAGAAACCGGTAATCCGGTCGGGGCGCTGTTGTCGGCGATTGCACTGACTAATGAGCCGTTTTTGACGAAATTGCCGGAGGCCACGTTGTTGGCCAATCTGCCGGATCTATTTTATCTGGATTTTAGCGAACCTGAAGAAAACGACAAGGGGGCACGAAAAGTGGAAGAAATGGTTAAACAGTTTATTGAAATGCTGAAAAACTTTATTACCGGTCAGAAGGCTGAAAATGAAGGAATGAAAAAACAACAGGAGGAGACACAAAAGCAGTTGGCGGATATGAATAAATTGCTGACCGATCAGCTCACGCTGGCCCAGCAACAAACGCAGATTGCCGAACAGGCCCGGTTGCTGGCTGAAGTTGACAAACAAGCGACTGAATTGGTCAGCCTGGGGATTCCGCCGGTCATGGTTGACAATTGGAAAACGCTGGCTTCCTCGGATGCAGGTCAAGTGGTCTTGAAGTTAGCCGATGATGCCGGCACGGTTAAAGACATCAGCCAGGCGGAGGCCATGCGCCAAATGCTGCTGGCGCTGCCGGAAGCGCACCGCATTCCGATGGGCCAGCGTGGTACGCAGTCCACCGGTGATGATGCCGACAAAATCAAACTCGCCTGCGATGCTGATATTATCGCCCTGGGCGGCACGATAACTGCCGACGGCAAGTATAAGATTTAAAGCACCTCATTACGGGGTGTTATTTTATTTGCGAAAGGAAGAATGAAGTATGGTTATGATTCCGGGAACACAAACGATTGCCGTCTATGAAATGGTGGAAATCCGGGCGATTGTTGGACAGGAAGTATCCATTGCGATAACGGTTGCGCCTCAGACTACAGAGGTGCCGGCCGGCACTGTGATGGGACAAATTACGGCAAACAAGCAGTATGATCCCTACGATAACGCCAAAAGCAACGGCACAGAAACAGCCAAGGTAATTTTAGGGGAAGCCGTTCCTGCCAGCACAGAGGCGTTAGTGGCTACCGCCTATATCAAGGGCATCTTTTATGAAGACAAGCTGCAGGGACTGGATGCCGGTGCCCTTGTTGATCTGTTCGCTCGCGCGGTGGACGGGATTATCATTATTTAAATCTGATTTTTGAGGAGTGATGACATGAAATTTTCTTTTCCTTCGACACGCGAATTAACGCACGTTGTGCGAAACCGTGTAAGTGATACAAGTAAGTTTATCGGCAAAGTGATTTGTCCGATTGTGCCGGTCTATGCATCGGAAATTGAGTATGACGTGCTGTACCCAGCCAAAGGCATGACCAGCGCCCATAAAATAGGGACGAATCCCAAATCGGTGCAGACGCCGAAACAGGAAACCAAGCGCTCAGGGACGGCCTACTGGAAGGATAAAGGCCGACTAGATGAAGAAAAGCTGCTCAACATGCGCAAAGCCGGCACACTGAATGAGCGCGCTGCGAGGGAAGCGGTAATGCAGTTGGCGCTGCAGCAAGATACCCGGCTGGATGTGCGGGTAGAGTGGCTGATCTGGAAAATGCTCACTAAAAATGCAATTGAGATTGATGAAAACAATGTAAAGTTTACTGTAGTGTTCAACATGCCCAATGTAGTGGATATTTCGGCGGACGTGCAGAAAAAATGGACGGCTACGGCCACCAGTGACCCGGTCGGTTTTATAACCGCTCTGATCCAGGGTTATCGCGGGACCGGAGCCAAGGCAAGGACTATCTACATGAACAGCATCACGGCTGGATATGCCATTCAAAGCACAAAGTTTGTTGATCTGTTGAAACAATCGTCCTTCAGCGGGTATTTAAGTCCGCTGAATGCGGATGGGGCCTTAAAACTGCTCTTCCCGAATGTTGATTTCGTTATTTATGATGAAGGTTATCTGGATGATAATGACACTTTCCAGCCTTTCTTGGCGGATGGCGATATTGTTGCATATGGGGATTATCCTAGCGAAAAGGTTATGGACTTTGGCAGCACAATCAGCCTGCACAATGGTGGTCTGGATAAACCGCAGCCCGGCAAATTTACCATAATTAAAGATAAATCGAGCGAAGAGGAAAATCCCTATGTGGATGTGACGGTCGGAATTTACGGCTTGCCGCGTCTCTTCCACCCTGATTATATCCGCCGGGGTAAAGTATTTTAATTTGAGGTGATTCTGGTGGCATACACAACAGCCGAGTTAGTTTTAGGAAAGTCAAGACTGGATAACGAACCGGATTTTGATGTTTCGCAAGCAATTGCTGATGCGCAGGCCCGGATCGACACCAAATTAAGAAAGCGGTACAAGGTTCCCTTTACAGACCCTGTACCGCCTATTATTTGCAGTATAGCCACCTGCTTTGCCGCCGGCTTTGCCATTGAAAAGGACTATTCCAACCGCGCTGAAAAAAATGAGCCGTATCTGGCCGAGGTGCTAATCAAGCGAGCTGAAGCCGATTTGCAGGATATTTTGGATAATGCACTGCTGGACGGGATGGAGGGCGTTGCGTATGCGCCCCCTCCCCCTGTCGAGCCGGCAGAACTGGCTAGACCGGCTATGCGCACGACTACGCCCCGGCCAAGCGAAATGGAAAAGGTGCTGGGGCGATGGTAGACCGGATTGAAATCAAAGTCGAAACCAAGGGAATAGAGACTATTTCTAATGTCCTGCGTTCCATGGAAGCACGGGGCCGGCGGCTAAAGCCGGTCATGCAAAAACTGGGTGCGGCCATGGTGGGAATCATTGACCGCAATTTCGAAGCCGAAGGTAGACCTACTAAATGGAAACCGCGCAGCCCGATCACGCAAGCTAACCTGGCGATCAGCGCCCAGGATCGGGCCAAAGGGACTAAGCGCTATCAGAATGCGAAAACCAAAGGCCGGGCGTCAATCCTGCGCCGGGAATCTCTGAAAGCCATGGGTAATAAAATTCTGTCTGGGTCAGGAGAACTGAAAGACTCCATGAATTATGCGGCTGAGGATGGCAAGGTGCTTGCCGGACCGACAGGTGCCAAGCCGTATGCCCGGATTCACGCACTGGGCGGCGTGATTCGCCCGAAAAAAGCCGGCGCTTTGCTGGTGCCCTGCGGCAACCGGCTACTAAAGCTCCAAAGCGTCACGATTCCCAAACGGGATTACCTAAACGTGCCGCCTGGTGAAGTCCCGCTGCTGGCCCGAATTGCTCTTGATGCCGTAAGTGGGGAGATGATACCGCGTTGATTGAGACTATTATTGATAAAACGGTTGAAGTTCTGAAAAAAGAGCCAAGCCTTTTGAATGTGCGCTACTGGCATAAGGTGAACGGTCTAATCCCTGGACCGAAACGGACGGTCAGCGTGGGCTGCGAGGAGGAAGCGTATTCAGAGTATACGCGTTCCCTGGATGAAGGCAAGGCCAGCCTGAAAATATATGCATCGGTGGATAACAAGGAACTGTCTGCCGCCGATCGGCGCAGTGACGAACAGCGCCTGGAATATGGAGAACGCCAAATCCAGCAGTTTGCTGGCAATATCCGGCGGTGCCTGGCGGCCAATTATACGATGGATGGGTTAATTGATTCCAGCTTTGTCGGTAAAACGCAATATGTAACGGCGGATGAGCATAAGGACTTGCATATCGCCGTTATTTCGTTTGATGCAACCTTTTACGCCGAGCGCCTTTCCCCTTACCGGACCTTTACTATGGCAGTCATTATGACCGGGCCGGGGACGGTGTCGCCGCTGCCGATTACGCCGGTTGTTTCGATTGTTGACATTCCGGGCTATTTGCTGGGTGTCGATTACCGGCTTGCGGAGGACGGCAGCGGCATTGAGTGGCTGGCAGGACATGGACCGGAAACTGGTATATTGCAGTCTGTAACCTGGCAGTTTGACGCAGACAATGAGGCGGTCAAAGTTAGTAAGATTGTTTTGGATGTTAACGGGGAAACCGTGGATATTTCATAGAAAGGAGTTGAAGTGTTTTGGCTATGGAATTTATTGTTCCCAGTATGCAGGTGGATGAGTCCGATGTCGGCACAAGGTCAGTACAACAACTGAGCCTGGCAGGCATTGGTATAGTGGGAACATTTAAAAAAGGGCCGGTCAATACGCCGACTACTATTGGCGATGATATACAATACACCAAGATTTTTGGCATAGACAAGCCTGGCCTGACTGGACCTAAGTCGGTAAAGGGTTGCTTTGACAATGGCGCTAATGATTTGCGTATTGTCCGTATCGTGGGCGAAGGCGCAAAGGCAGCCAGTGTGACACTAAAGGATGATCAAGCCACGCCGGCAGATAGCATTGTTATTACGGCAATCAGTGTCGGCGTTTGGGGAGATGACCTGAAAGCTACAGTGGTTGCCAACGGGACTAAGGTAGATATCATCGTAACCGATGGAGAAAATACCGATACATTTAAGTCGGTAAGTCTGGACCGTTTGCCGCTGAGCAAGAATGTAGTAACGTTGACAAAGGCGACCGGGGCAACCAAGCTTCCCAAGGTTATAGCCGACGTTCCTCTGACAGGCGGCAATGACGGCGCAGCGGTCACAGACGAAGACTATATTGGTACAATCACGGAGAGCGGCAAGCGTACCGGCTTGAAAGCGCTGGAGCCGGTGCAGTGCGGCCTGGCGCTCTGCGCGCAGCAATATAGTTCGTCGATACACCAGGCACTCATTGCCTGGGCAGAAAACTGCGATATTGAGGAAGGTCTGAGAATTCCAATTCTGAATTCTCCGCCTGGATTTGGCGTGGATGCGGTTTGTGTACAGACGCAAACGCTGGATACTGCTGACGGTCGGGGGATATTTACCTATCCATGGGTGACACCGGCCGATGAGACGGATGACGATATATTTGTCGCGCCAGATGGCTACTATGCCGGCCGCCTGGCTGCATTAAACCCGTGCAAGTCCCCATCTAATAAACAGATTTTAGGTATCAGAAAATTAGAGAATGATTTTAAGTATGCGGAAGTCAAAGTGCTTACACTGGCCAGGATAAGCCCTATAACCCTAGTGCCGAACCGGGGTTTCAGGGTAAGAAACGGTGTGACTCTATCCTCGGATACGGCCTGGAATCAAACGAATATCCGGCGTCAGCAGGATAAGATGGAAATGGAATTATACAATTCCATGCAGTGGGCCATATCAGAAGATCATGACACGCCTCTATGGGATGCAATTGCCACTCAGGCTGATGCTTACCTGCGCACCCAGCAGAAGCTTGGGTTTATCAAGGGATATTTACCGACGCTTTGCAACAGCCAGACCAATCCCGATGAAAACATTATTGCTCGGATTTTGACGTTCATCGTCCGCTGGAAGCCGCTATATGCGGCTGATTTTATTATCATGAAAATCAAACGCGAGCTGCCGAGCGCCACTGCGTAGGAGGTGAATAGGCATTGGAAAAATTTAAGTTTGATCAATTTGACTTGCAGCGTTTCAACGATCAAAGGCCGGTACAGGGCTTTGACATATCCATCAGTGTTATGGGGCCGAACGGCCCCGAATTCGTTGGTGAATATCAGGAAATGGAATTTAAAATCCAGGACGAAGATGAGGAGTACTGGTTAACCGGCAGTCGGACAGCAATGCTGCTGGACGGTGATATAAAAATCACCGGCAAGCTGAAGCGTGGCTGGGTGAGCCTGGATATTATCAGCCGGCTCTATGGGCAGTCATCGATCCGGCGCGGACAAAGCACGTTGAGCAGTCTCCGGTTTACCATCACGGCCACGGTAGATGCGCCGACGAAAGGTCTGTTAGGCCGAATCAAGCTGGAGGATTGTAAGTTCAATGAGCTGAATATTGCCATCAAGGCCGGTAAGGGCGTGGTGGAGAAAGATATGAATTTCAAGGCTGAAGGAATCTCGGAAGCATAAAAAAATGAGGCAGGTTTTTGACCTGTCTCATTCCGCTTTTACATGTTCTGATGCAATATATCCTCTTGATCCTTTATATGGACCTGACAGCATTTCGATTTTGGTTTTCATTGGTCCACGTTCTATGACTGTAACTTTATCTCCTTTATCGACAAGGAAAGCTCGCCCATCAGTTAACATCCGTCTAATTGCATCTTCATTTTTTGCATTTGCATACCGGATCAGTTCTGTCTCATTTTCTTCAGTTGTTCCCGAAAAAGAATCAACAGCGATTATAGCATTACCGCCAACCTGTACGGATGGCTTAGCTGGCTCGGAAGATCCGCAACCCAAAAGAAATAAGGATAAAATCAATAAAATAACAAATTTCTTCAAATGGAAATCACCTCCATATAATTCTAATTATTAATTCTATTTTAAAAGGAGTGTTCCTGTTATGGATAATCAAATATTTGGACCGCTGGAATTACCCAGCGGCAAAACAATTAGTTTTCGCGAAGGCCGGGGGCGTGACCGGGCTAATGTGATTCAGGCGCAAAAGATGACGATTGACAATATGGCATCCGCCACGCTGCTTATTGACAGCATCCTGGCGGTGAAGTGCATCGTGGAAGAGAATGGCGTGGCCGTCAATGGCGATTACCGGAGCATGTTTGAAGATATGTCGAGTAGTGATTTGGACTATTATATGGCGGTGCGACAAGAACTGTTTGGTATGACGGAGGAACGGAAAAACAAGGTGAAGGAAGCAGCAAGTTTTTTGTTGAGCAAACTGACCTCTACCGATTCATCCAAGTTGCAAAGTACGGCCATGCCTGCAGCTACCGTGAGTGGCTAAGTTTCAGTGACATCGAACGGGAAGCATTATTTATGACGCTGGAATGGGCGTGCGATAAAGAAAGAGAAGATCAAGAAAATAATGCGGGTGGGTGAAATCGGTGAATGTTTCCTTTACGGTAGCTATGATGTTAGAGGCCGTCAACTGTATGGGGCCGGGAGTACAAAGCGCCATGCGTCAGGTGCAAAGCTTTAAGCAACAATTGGGTACCTTGAATCAGGAAATTGATGTAACCATTCGTGTTAAACGGATTGAGGAAACTGCCAAGCAGTATCGCAATCAGGCGCAAAATGCTCGTTCTGCGGCAATGGAACAAGGGGCTGAAGGAGCGGCCCTTCTTGCTCCTGTGATCAAGACAGTTACCGATTTTGCCAAGGTGGAAGATAGTTTTACTGATTTAAAAATTGCAGCCTATGATTCGAGTATTCCAATACTTCAAATGCAGGAAGATTTGCAAAAGGCGTCAGTTGAGGCAAAACGTTTAGGGGATTTAACCCGTTTTACTACACGGGAATCCTATGACGGCATGACTACACTAATTAAAGGCGGTGCAAGTCTAAAAGACACATATACTGGCCTTAGTGAGGCTGCAATCTATTTGGCGCAGGCTGGTAAAGTGCCTATTGAACAATCGGCTGAAGCGATGGTGAAAGTTTCAAACGCTTATCAGTTGACGGGTCAGCAAATGAAGGATGTCGCGGACATGATTAATAGAGTCGATGGGGCTTCTACCGCCAGTATCAGTTCCTTGCAGGAGGGTTTTAAATATTCTGCTGGAGCGGCAGCGCAGCTGGGTCAATCTGTTACTGAAACGGCCCAGGCGTTAGCCGTACTAAATAATCGCGGGCTGGACGGCAGTACGGCAGGTACAAACTATGCCGACATGCTGCAGCGACTAATTCCGCAGACTAAACAACAGCGCTTATATATGGAGAGTCTGGGCTGGTTAACTGAATCTGGCCGAAGTGTCTTTTTTGATGCCACGACCGGAAAAATCAAAAAAATGCAGGAAGTCATTGACATTATGCGAGTGTCACTGAAGGACTTGCGACCGGATGATCAATTAAAATATCTCCATAAGATTTTTGGTGAACAAGGTGGGCGTGCGGCTATGGCGATCATGCAAGGTGGTAAGGGAAGTTGGGAAGATGTTGGGGAAAACATAGCAAAGGCTATGCCTCTTAGAGATCGAATTGCGACACAGAGTAGTAATTTATGGGGAAGATTCGAAAACATGATGGGCAGCCTTTCGAACTTCTCTGCTGAATCCGGTAATCCTATTGGAAGTTTTGTTTCAGAGCGCCTAGATGGAGTTACCGAAGCGATCAATAAAACACGCGCCTGGTCGGAAGCCAATCCGGCGGTGGTAAAAGGTATCATGTGGATACTTACCACACTGGGAATGTTGAAAATGGGTTCCATGGTGTTTTTACTTTTAAGAGCATTTACACTCGGTTTCGCCGGTGATGTTATGGGAGTCGCGGGCTGGATCGGCAGGCTGGTCATTCGGCTTGTCGGGTTGCGGGATGCTTTTTCTTACTTCCGGTCGATGGGCGGAGGAGTCTTTGAATCGCTTTGGAAAGGTGCCCAATGGGCTTTTCCTTGGCTGGGCAAGATCAGCGGCTGGGTCAGCCGGTTTGTCGTTCAGTGGATAGTGGCGGCTGGACGTATCGGTGCCGGCTGGCTAATTGCCATGGGACCGGTAGGCTGGATCATCCTCGGGGTAACGGCTATTATTGCGGCCGCGATTTGGGCCTGGAATACCAACTTTATGGGCTTCCGCGATAAATGCATCAACGTATGGAATGCAGTCGGTGACTGGGGAAGACGGACATGGAACAATATTACCGGCTGGATCAGTTCCGCGATGGAACGGGCTGGTGGGTTTATTGACCGGGTCCGGGAAGCCCTGGGGTTATCGCAGCGCCTTGCCTTTAACGGGTCGATCCGGGGCGTGGACTTAAACCCTGACTGGCCCGGAGGAGGCAATACTCCTTTCGTTGGCGGCGGCAATCGCAGTAATACTAATAATGTGACAAACAATGTTAGTGTCAACGTGCCGACTACGAATGATGCCAACCGTTTTGTTGCCGATCTGGATTTGCCGGGTAAATATAAAGGTGATGACTATAATCCTAAATTTAGTTGGTGATGGCAATGGAAATTGTTTTAGGTGATATTAAAATCACCATTCCCCCGGAGCGCAAAATTGACTTCACCGGCCTACGGGTACAGGTGAAATATGATGTTCCCGGTGACCGGCCACGGTATCAGGACATGGGCCGGGAGGAACGCACCGTCCGCTGGAATGGTATCTTCTACGGCACCGATACTAATGGAAAAATTGCCTATGAGCAGGCGCAGGCGCTGCAGGAGTACTATGACAGCGTAAAAAATATCGACACCGGTGATGAAAAAAGCGGCTTCCTCTTTCTGTTTGAAGACATCTCCTGCCGGGTGCTGATCAAAAGCTATTCCTACCAGTATTATCGAGCCGATAAGGTTCGCTATGACATTGAACTGGTACGGCTAGAGTCGGACTATGACAAAAAAGACCCGCAGCAAAAAGCCAAAACCAATAAAATCACCAAAGCCAAGACCGGTTTGGAAAAGCTCAAAGACGATATTAACAAGGCCATGAAAGTTGTCAATAACGTATCAAAAGCGGCGCAAAGTGTACAGGAAAGCCTGTATACTGCCCGAAAAAACTATCTGAGCGTGATGAAAGCGGTCAAAAGCCCAATAGCCAATATGAAACAGCAGATTAAAGATGTTAAATATGCCTTTGATAAAACGACGGCAACTGTCAATAATTCGGTGGGCAGGGTATCGACGCCGGCCAACCGGCAGGAACTGAAACAAGCCTTGCAAAAGGTACAAACTACAATTCCATTAGCCCAGGAGCTGGTGGCCTTGGCTCAGCAACAGAGCCTAAGTCCACGCACCGAAGAATTGATTCAGCAGCTTGCCTTGCGGACAGTTTTACCGGGTGACACGCTGCGTTCTATTGCTACCGATGTACTGGGAAGCCCGCACCAGTGGATTATACTGGCTCAGATCAACCGTCTGCCGAGCAGTATTATTCCGGCAGGTACTAAGACAATCCGGGTGCCGGATACAACTAACCTAGCCGAACTGCAGACGTTGCTTGATGAACAAATGGCGCAGCTGCCGGCAGCATCGTCGGACTATTTGAAAGTTAACGAGAGGTGATAGCGTGAGTCATCGCTGTTGGATTGAAGTGATTGACCCGGATACGAATGAACCATTGGCCGTTAAATGGTCGGATATCCTCAATTTAAATCTGGAACTATCGCTCTATGTGGCAGCCGATACCTTTGACTGTACCTTAAGGAATGATCTCCTGCTTTCCGATTACTTGCGGAAAGAGCAGGAGATTTCTTTTTGGCTGGGTTCGGTGGCTGATCCGTATCATTGGACCAAGGATCAACTTACCCATGTTTTTACCGGCAAAATTGACGGGGTACGGCCTTATTTTGGTGAGCAGATGACGGTGCAACTGGTAGGCCGGGACTATTCGGCCAGGCTCATTGATACCGAGTTCTCCGTTGCCTTTGCTGAACGAACGGCAGCACAGATTGCCACTATGCTGGCCGAAAAACATGGCTTAACTCCACAGGTAACGCCAACTGAAATTATAATCGAAAAGGATATGTACAAAGACCGTAAGGAATGGGAAATATTGCAGGAACTGGCTGACCGTGAGGGTTTCGTCTGTTATGTCAAGCGTAATAAGACGTTATATTTTGGGCCGCGCAGCGAGCTTGATGATACGATTATTGCTGAAATTAATTACCGACAGCAAGCCAAGTCCAACGCTTTGGCGATACAACTGGATGATTCACTGGTTGGTGTCATTAACTACGTAGTTGTCCGGCACTGGCTGGGAAAAAAGAAAGGTCTGGTTGAAGGTGAGGCCAAAAACCAGGAGCTTATAGACAAATATGGAGAGAAAAAACGGGTTATTTATGATCCGAAGGCCAAGACCAAAGAATTGGCCGACCAAATTGCCGAAAAACGTCTGAAAGAATGGTCACGGGTGGTAGTTACGGCTGAGCCGGTCAAGGTTGCTGGTTCTCCCCTTATGATGCCGGAGAAGATGGTGTCAGTGAAAGGTTGTGGCCGCTTCGATACAAGCTATTACATTGAAAGAGTCCGACATAGTTTATCAAAATCGAGCGGATTTTTCACAGAAGCTGCTTTAACCTCGCAGCGCCCGGACAGCGCTGCACAATACCGGAAGGATTTATACAACTACCAGGAACGGACGATGTAGGAGGAAAGCTATGAACCGAAAGCAGCCGCGTCAGGATGTTTTCCCACAGTGCGGCATTGTTACTAGTGTGAATGAAAACTATCGGGTAAAAGTATTTTTGCCGCTGCTTGGTATTGAGACGGATTTTATCCGGGTGGGCAGTCAGTATGTTGGGGCCGGATGGGGACTATGGGCTAGACCGCATGTCGGCAATGAAGTGCTGGTTGATTTTCCGAATGGGGACTTAAACAATGGGATTGTTGTCTGCCGCCTTTATTCCGAGGAGTGCGATCCGGCACCGGCAGAAGGTGATAACCTGACGCTGGTGCACGAGTCGGGGTCTGTTCTCCGCTTTGACCAGGCCGGCAATGTGCTTCTCGAAGCCAAAGGGGTCTTAACTCTTAATGGCGTTAAAGTAAATATTAACTGAGGTGATTGTATGCCAGCAGTTACACGGCGCGGGGACGGCACGACCGGTATTTGCAATCCCGGTTTGCCTTGTTGTCCGCATGGGCGGTCCGGTACCAATCAGGAAGCCAGCCCAAATGTATTTGTAAATGGCCTGCCGCTGCACCGAAAAGGCGATAGCGGACCGACCAATTGTCCGCATGGCGGGATTTTTGAAAGTGTCGCCGGGTCCGCTACTGTAATGATCAACGGTCACCCTGCTACCCGGATCGGTGACGCGACTACCTGTCAGATCTGCGGACAGCCCGGCAGTCATACGTCCGCTTCGCCGAATGTTTTTATTGGGGGGTGAAAGTTTGGCGAATTCGAAACTGGGTGTAGATATTGCACTGGATGGCAGTCTGAGTTTATTAACATCAACCGGCAGCAGCGATCTTAAACAATCGCAGACCGGTGATGTTGCGCGTATTGATGATGTAAGCACGGTGCGCCAAGCGCTCACCAAGCGTCTAAATACCCGCAAGGGAGAGCTATGGGCACACCCGAAATATGGCTGCGGTATTTGGGATATCCTGTCCGATTTAATGACGGATACCTGGTATTTGGAGGCTGTGGCCACCATCCGGGAAGCCATTAATGATGATCCACGGAGCAGCGTTGTCAGTGTGACTTATGAGGCGGTACAGCAAGAGCGCTATGTGATTTTCACCATTGTGTACCAGGTGATAGACGGCCGGCAGGATAACCTGATATGGGATTATGCACCTGAAGAGGTGACAGGCAGTGTTTAAAAAGTTTCAGGATATACTCAAAGATTTATTTACATTCGTAGGCGAAGGCGGTAAGCTCACCGACTTCAATGTCGGCTCGGCGCTTAGAACCATCCTGGAAGCTGTGGCGGCCATTACCGAAGAAGTATGGTATCAGCTGCAGTTTTTTGTGTACCGTTTTTTTCTCAGTACCTCGCAAGGGGAGTGGATTGACCGGCGATTGAATGATTTTGGGATGCCGCGCATTGAGGGCAGCGCTGCCTACGGCCTGATTACCGCTGGACGTGACTCGCCGTCACCGTTGAGTATACTCATATCAGCCGGAACCATCTTTCAGGACGAATCTGGCGAATTGCAGTACATTACGCAAAAAGACGCCATCTTGAACATAGGCGACAGCACGGTGGATATCGAAGCCCAGGCCGCTGATGTAGGCAGCGACTACAATCTGCCGGCAGGCACGGTGCTGAAGCAGTCCGGAATTGCAATCAGCGGCTTGGAATGGGGCAAGATCAAGCTCATGGGCGGCGGCGCAGATATTGAAAGTGATGAAGACTATGTCAACCGGGTACCGGATTATTTTGATTCCCTGAGCCGTGGCACCGGTCCGGCCATTGCTTATGCCGCCTCTACTGTCAAGGGTGTTAAGTCGGTTACTCTTAAAGAGAATTATCCGTCCAAAGGTTGGTTTACCATCTACATTGACGACGGCAGTGGTGTGGCTAATGAAACCCTGCTGCAGTCCGTTCGGGCTGTATTAGAAGATTACCGGGCATTTACGGTACATTATATTGTCGATACAGCTAAGCTGCGGGATTTCACGGCCCAGGTGCAGGTGATTTGTTATACCGATGTAATAAATGCTGATGAATTAAAACTGGATGTTCGAAGCGCCATTGTAAAATATGTGAATGCTTTAAAAATGGCGCAACCTTTGTATTTGTCTGACTTAATCTATCTGGCCCGTGCAATTGATGGCGTGGAGAACGTTCGGGTAATTGCCCCAATTGAGGATATTATGCCGGCAGAAGACGAACTTCTGAGAACAACCAGCGAAAAGGTTGTGATCGTATGAAGATTCTCCGTTATTTAACTTGGTTTGGGGAAGACGCCATTCATCCAGGTACGATATTATACACACTCGCCTATGCGATACAGCAGGTAATTGATGCTGTGGAAAATGGCATCAATTATATGGTAGATCAAATATACCTCATGACGGCTACAGGTGAATGGTTGGACCGCTGGGCGTGGGATCTTGCCCGGCTTAGGCGGCAAACATTGGAATCGGATGAAGCTTTCCGGGCACGGCTTATCCTGACGCTATTTCGCGTTCGGGTAATCCGAAAAGCAATTCGGCAGGCGGTAAAGACCATAGCTGGACGTTACCCGGTAGAAATATTTGAGCCAATTCGTGACACGGCGTACTGGAATGCCGGCTTTTTTTATGTGCCGAAACAGGAAGAGGACACGGCGGCGGCTACTGATGGAAGCGGAGTGTATTGCGCGCGGCTAGGAACCTTGGAAGATACCTCCTATACCGGTTATGTGCGGGTGCGCCTGGCTGGTGATTATCGCGGCGGAGCCGGGCTGAGCTATTTTAATGCCGCCGCCTTTTATGGACGCAGTTTTTTCTTTTCATCAACGGTCGATACCAAACGGGCCTTGACCCGTGATGATGTACTGACCGCAGTGCATCTCGTACAGCCTGCCGGTACCCAGGTGTTTGTTGAATTTTTACAGTGAGGTGATCGCGTGGACAAGGTGAATTTCAGTCCATTCTCGGAAATCCTTATGGAGGATTTTATTAGGCAATCAGGATACATCAGTGACGCATTTAAGCTGTTTATCTATGACTTTTTTAATCAGAATACGGCAGTTTTAGGATTGGAAGTCACTGCCCAGTCAGTGCCCAATATGACGGTCTATGTAAAGCCGGGGCGCATATACCAGTCCGGTCAGCAGGGGCAGCTCACCGTCAATCTTGACCCGGCGCTCACGGTCACGGCGGCACATCCCAGCTATAACCGGATTGATCGTATTTGTGCACAGTATAGGGAGTTGCCTGACATGCCAGAAACACGGAACGTAATGGCTGATACGGTTTCCCGGCAGGTCACGCAAAAAACAGTGATGACGCGAGTGGCTGGAAGCATTGATTTTATGGTAGTTCCCGGTGTTGCCGCCTCCAGTCCTGCAGCCCCTACTGTGCCGAATGACTGGGTGAGCCTAGCGCAAGTTACGGTGCGTGCCAATACTACTTCAATATTGCAGAGCGATATTTTAGATGAAAGGCCGACATTGAAAAATCTTATTACGCATACTCATAGCGGTGGTATTGATGGGGCACTGATTGACTATGGTAATTTAAAAAACAAGCCGGATTTAGGCAAAATAGGAATAAATCTTTGGCAGCCCACCTACACCTACGCCGTTGGCGACATTCGCTACTCAGCTTCTGCCGTTAACTACGCCTACATGGAGTGCACAGTCGGCGGTACAAGTGGTACGATAGAACCATCTTGGCCAGCGATTGGGCAAACAATAGTTGACGGAACTGTTACGTGGGAAGTAATCCCAATTAGTTTTTCAAATTATAAAAATGTGGCGAAACTTGGGGATATTAAAGCGAAGTTACCAAAAGCAGATATTCGCATTTGGTGTATTGGTAGCGGTGATGAAACAACTAAGATTCAAGAGGCTATGGATTGGTGTGCGGCTAATAATTCGGTATTAATGGTCACAATGGGAAATTTCACCGCAACCAATCTTGTTGTTCCAACTAATTTAAAAATGGAATTTTATTATGGTGTTATCACGCAAGCCGCTGGTGCTGCTGGTGTGCTATTTACCATTAGCGGGGGGGTATCCGGTGTAATCATTGATAAGCCAAACTTGTACGGTGGCAATGTTACTGGATATACAACTGCGTCGACGGAAGGAACGAGAAAAGGAATTGTTATAGCATCTAGTTCGGACGTTTGGATTACTAATCCAAAGATTAGAGGGTTTGACAGTAAGGGAATTCAAATTTTAAGTCTTGGTGCGTCACCTGTGCACGGGCATTCAGTTAAGGTGTTGGGCGGTGAAGTAGACTACAACTACTGCAATCTTGAATGTTTGTCCGGTGCTGAATATGTGCAAGTTTCGTCCCTTACTGCCACAAAAGGAAAAATTGGGGTAAGCATTGCATCGGGTAACGCTCACATTGCCAATTCAATGTTTAATGACAATGTTGATGGCTGTCGCGTGATTGCCGGTGGTAATGATGCTCATGGATCATTTACGGGCTGTACATTTAACCACAATACGCGGTATGCTCTTGAAACAGATGGGGTAAAAAATGGTCACACCTTTAATGGATGCCATTTTTATTATGGCGATATTCACATCAAAGATAGCAAGGGCATATTTATTGTGGGCGGCAGTCATTTAAGCTATAACAATGTATACGCCGAGGGTGGCGGCTACAATAAAATAGCAGACAATTTTATCAATGGAGATAATGTCGTTTTTTATCATGGTTACAATGGTACTGCTAGTAAACTACAAGTGATTGGCAATCGCTTGCCTGATGGAAATAGTGCAGACAAGTATAATCAACCCGCGTTTTATGTGGAAAAACATGCGACAGCAGTAACAAACATTACTGCTGAATGGACGCTTTTATGGGCTACAGGCGGTTCAATATTATACGCCCAATATAATGAGTTAGTAACTGATGGTGTGTTCACTACTCCTATACATGACTTTATTACCCTTAACTATTACCTTGTGATGCAAAATATAAGCGCATCATTAAAAACCAGGGTAAATGTTTATCTCTGCACTTCGTATGCGCCATATTCAACGTGGTCAACCATTTTAGCAGACACCGTTATACTGGAGGCAGGGACAGCATTAAACCATTTCTTTTCGCGCAGCTATTCTTTTTCTCACGGCAAGGATGTTAAATTTCAGATAGTAGTATCTTCTGATAACGGGGTAAATATTAATACGGATTCTATACTGAAAATTACAGGCAAATATTAATGATAAGTAAAGCCGATAAGGCTCTATTTTTATTTGGGGTGATTATATGTCGCGCGAACCATGCCGCTAATGAGCGGTTATTTTTATGCCTATATTTTGGGGGTGGGGATGATTGCCGGGATTTATGCTGCTGCTGGCTTAGTCGGTGGTCTAGTCGGCGGAGCTGTACAGGCTTATTTCATCATTTTGGAAAGGGGGATATCAATAATATGTCAGAATTTCAAATCGCCATTGCGGCCGCTGGGACTATCCTGGCGGCTTTAGTTCTGGTACTGGTCATTCACATAGTGTATCGTGGACTGCCGACAGGCAAGGCCAAAGACGGCCTGCAAAAAATTATCTATGAGCTGGATCGGCACGCTGACGACATGGAGAACCACGAAAAACGAGCGGCAGCAATTCAAGCAGTCATGGATATTTTAGGCTGGCGCAGGATTATCGTACCTAAGGTACTGATAGGTTGGCTAATTGACGCTGAAGTGGCAGCGATTCGAAAAATACAGCAGGCTACGGATACGCCGGACCTGCACAAGGAGGAAAAGAAGAATGTCTAAAATTTTTATCAATCAAGGTCATGCGCCTAATGGCACCCCTGATCCGGGAGCGGTCGGCCCGTCCGGACTGCGCGAAAGTGACGTTACATTTGACGTTGGTAATATTGCAGCAGATTATCTCCGTGCTGCCGGTTGTGAAGTCATGGTGTACCAGTCTGACAGCCTGCAGGACATTTGTGACCAGGCCAATGACTGGGGCGCTGATGCTGTTGTAAGCATCCATTGTAACTCATTTTCTGAAACGTCTACCGGCATGGAGATATACACCAGCCGTGGTCTTACCAGGGCAGATGGTCTAGCGTCACTCATCATGGATCAAATGACAGGAGACTTTCCACAGCTTCCGGTGCGATCCGACTGGAGTGATGGCGACGTTGACAAAGAGGCCGGGCTGTACGTGCTTATACACACTGATGCGCCAGCGGTGCTTGTGGAACTGGCTTTCATTTCGAACCCGGCTGAAGAGGCTATTCTGGCAAGTTTGGAAGGAAAAAGAAAATTTGCTGCTGCAATTGCTCGCGGCGTTACGGATTGGCAGGTGGCATCATGAATATTGACGGAGTCAAACAGAGTGCTATTACTTTCTTAAAATCAAACTGGAAATACCTGATAGGGCTGGCCGCTGTGCTGGCCCTATTGTATTTCGGCCACCAGGAATACCAACAGTGGAAGCAACAAATAATCGATCAAGCGCAAAAAGAAACTGCTCCACAGACCCAGACAATCACTTTACCCCCTCAAGTAGTCCACACAAATACTGAAACAATCCGGGAGGTAGTTGTTCAGACTCCCAGCACCCAAGGTGCTGTTTTGCAATTCGTGGAGAGACAAGGAAAAGTTATCGCGATTGTGAATGGACAAGAAACAGAGGTCCCAAATTTGACCGGGCAACCTGATGTAAAAATCGGTGAAAATGGTGAACTCAGATTTTCTACAATGTCTACTACTAAAATTGACGTTACTGATATGGCCAATGCCCAGGCTAGGCTGATAGCAAACCAGGAGCTTGAGAAGCAGGCCAAAGTGCACCAAAAAGAAATGGACAAAGAAAAATCCGCTCGGAAAAAGGAGCGGATTGAGTGGATTATTGGTACTGTAGTCGGTTCGTATCTATTGACGAAGTAAATATTATTTTGCTTTGACATCATTCATGCGTCGGAGTTATACTGAAACAAATGTTCGTATATAAGGAGGATGCATGAAAGAATTTATTAATCAGATACTACAGGGAGATTGCCTTGATATTCTCAGTAAAATTCCAGGAAATAGTGTTGAAGCAGTTATTACAGATCCACCTTATTCAAGTGGTGGACTGTCTCATGCGGAACGCTCAAAAGACCCTGTTGAAAAATATCAACAATCAAATAATAAAATAGTTAACCGCCCTAGCTTTTGAGGGGACAATAGAGATGCACGGTCATGGCTGCACTGGTGCACAATGTGGATTTCGGAGTGTCATCGTATTCTCAAGCCAGGCGGCTATTTTTTAATGTTCTCCGACTGGAGGCAACTGCCAATGGCTAGCGATGCGCTGCAGTTTGGAAATATTATCTGGCGTGGAACGGTGGCTTGGGATAAGACGGAAGGCAGTCGGGCACCCCATAAAGGATACTTTAGGCATCAATGTGAATATGTTTTATGGGGAACGAAAGGGAATTGTCCTAAAGCAGTGCATGGTGGCCCATGGCCAGGGTGCTTTAGGATTTCGGTTAAACAGAAAGATAAGTTCCATTTAACCGGTAAGCCGACTGAATTAATGGAAAATCTAATTCAGATTGTTCCAGAAGAGAGCATTATTCTTGATCCCTTTGCCGGGTCGGGAACCACGTTAGTAGCAGCTCAAAAATTAAATAGACATTTTATTGGGATTGAAAAAGAAAGTTATAATGTTCATATAGCGCAGAAACGATTATTGTGCACCGCGTAA